AGAATGTTGCCAACTAGAACACCTTTTCTCAAAGGAAGTTCAAGAGCTTTGGCAAACTCTCGCTGAGCTGCTTGAGCAATGTTAATATCGCTGTCGCCAGATCTGCGAAGCAACGCGATAAAATCATCGCTAGGTCTATCTGTATAAGACATTATATATCTCCTTTAGTTAGTGATTGCTAGTTAGAACCGTGGTTGGGTAGGTTCACTTCAACCTTAGCGTATCCATCTTCATCCTTAGACGAAAGGAAACGACCAATCGCTAAGTTACCAGACGCAAGAACGCTTCCGGGATAAGAACCATTACCGATGTTTCCACCGTCATCTACGTAAGCGACATCACCAGCTGCGGGAGTACCCACAATGCTATTAGTTGTCATATAACCTTTTCGTAGAATGGTAACTTTACCACCAAGTTGAACTTCATCTTTGTGTTGGTTTAGATGAGTGCGTGTCAAATCTTTATCGACAACATCATTCATTAAAATACCAACGGGACTATCAGTGTCAGCAATAGTAGTTTTATAAACTACTTTATTTACTCCCTGATCCATTGCGGCACCAGAACCAGCAGTACTATCGTGGACAACACATCCGCCGCGTGTTACAGCAGCAGCGCCACCCCAGAAAAAGCTGATATCGGTTTGCAGTTCGTATCTATCTGCTTTAAGAGCCATTTTTTTCTCCTCTATAAATTTAGATAAAAGACTTACTTATTTAAAACGTTTGATTCAAGCCAAGATGCGATACTGGCACGAGTTGCTTGTACATCATCCACATCGGAATCTGATTCAACTAGAGCTGCCTCGCTTGACTCGACTTCTTCAAAAGCTTCTTCCAATTCAGCTTCCGCTTCTTCAATAGCTTTATCAGCTACTTCTTCTGCTTCTGCTTCTTCAGTTTCTGCTTCTTCCGTCGAAGCCTCAACGGAGGCCTCTTTTTTGTCTTCCTTTTTATCGTCCTTCTTGTCGTCGTCTTTCTTTTTCTTGTCAAACCAATTAAACTTGGCAACAATGGCGTCAAACGCTTCATCGCTAAGTGTGGAATAAAGATCAAGGGACTCTTCAGCTTCTGCGTCTTCAAAGCCAGCTTCTACAAGCGCAGCTTTTCGTCGAGATGCTATTTCCTTTTGATGCATTTCGTCAACCTTAGCCTGACTTGAAACCAAGTCGTTTTGAGATTGAGCTAGTGCATCTTCTAATTCAGCAATCCGAGCCTGAGTAGACTTAATAGTCTCTTCAAGTTCAGCAGCTGCTTCGTTTTTTGCCTGTACTTCAGCTTCAAAAGCTTCTACAGTGGAGGCAAATTCTTTATCTTTTGCCTCTTCTACAGATTGCTTCATGACTGTGTTTTCAGCTTTGGCAGCAGAAAGATCTTCTTTAAGCGAAGCGATCTGCTTGTCCAAAATTTCATGATTATCTGACATTTTGATATCTCCTATTGAAAGTTTATCAGTAATATCTTCTACAATAAAGGATCGGCTTTTCTCAAATATTACGCTTCTTGGATTAGCAGGCTTAGAAACTAAACCTTTTCCAGAAAACGCTATATTTTTGAGCGCCCTACCAATGGTAAATCCTTCATATTTTCCCTCACCGCCATAGGCGCGTAGATGTTTTGTCAAAAATGAAGATTGTTCATCTCGTCCGACCACGCGATTAGTGCCATTGGGCTCTACCAAGGCATAATCAAAGTCAGCGAAAAGACATTCCATTGAAACAAACCACTTGCCATCCTCTATCTCGGCTATAATCTGTTGCATCCGCTCCCTATTATCGGGATCAGTCCAACAGTTGTAAAGAACAGCCTCTGTAACTATGTCAAAGTCATCAGGAGCCTGATCTTCGTTCGCCGATATCTTTTTTCCTTCTTTGTCTAAAACATAGGAACTAGTTATGTGTCCTATGATATCGTTTTCGTTATGCATGAAGTTGAACTGCTTGTCTTCTGGCGTATCTCTAGCAGCCCAAGTCGATTCAGGTGTAAAAACATCATCGTTCTTATTCCAGCCAGTTGAAACCAATACTGATTCTAGGTAGTAAAGGTCGAATTGGCCGGGATTACTCTTATTATTTGATGCTATAATTTTCGCAATATCATCACTAACTGTTTGTTCTGCAGTGGATATTGTAGCAACTGAAGCATAAACGAGAGAGGCCTGAGATTTGACTAGCTCAGACACTCCATCTTTAATTTCTTGTTTATAAGTTTTCATGTGTCTTACCTCTAAAATAAGTATACACGATTTTTAAAAAAGTATTATGAAAACCTCTATTTTATACTAAACTCAACATAGCAACTTATCGCCTGTTGTCTAAAGTTGTCTATAGCCATGTCTTCAATTACTATATTTTTGTCTCTCAGTGTTTCCTTAAACGCTTTAGGAGCTACCTTGCCTGCCGCTAAACTAGCGTGTATGGCTGCATCACTAACCTCTGATAAGAGACTTATATTTGTCAGTACGTCAAACTTAATTCTTTCAACATCAAACATCTCAGACTTAGTCATCTGTCTAAGGTTCTTCTTGTTGTTCATCTTTAGAAAGGCTGTAGTGACAGACTCGGAAATCTTATCGTAGGAGTTTTGAGACCAAGTGATGAGCTCAGCTAATCCGGGTTTTGACTTTGGCTTTTCAACCCTTTTCTTCCTTGGCTTATCGTCTCGCTTAAGTAAAGGTCTTCCTTCTTTACTAGGAGGTTTAGGCGCGTTTGGCTGTCCCTTATTCTCCTTGTTCTCCTTATTCTTTTCGCTCTTTTCGTTAAGCTCTGATTGTCTATCCATTTTTTCCAAGTCTTTTTTATGATTGGCGTTATGGAAGGGCGAAGCTTTGTCAGGAGTTCCAGAGGCATCTCTTTCTTTGAGTTCTCTCTTAAGTCTAATTTTCTCCACTGTTGGTATTTCCTTAAATCTTTCAAGTATAGTTTCATGTGATATAATATCTCTATCTGCAAGTTGTAGCAGCAAGTTCTTTTCTGCTGTATCGTCAGAGAGATTCATTTGGTCAAACTGCACATAGGCTGGTCTTCTAAAGCCCATTGCTTTTCGCACCTTCTCCATCTCCTGTTGCCAGAAACTAGTAAGTAGATTTCTACCATACTGCAATCTCTCAACTAAAGTCTTAAGACTGATGAAGTTATTCGTAAACCCGCCGCCGTTTCCAGCTAGTCCAGTCAGCGTTGGGGGAACACCAAGTCCTGCGTATATACTATTGAGAACTGAGTCGTATTTTTCAGAACCTAAGAACTTATATACTTGACTGTTTGATTCCGTGTAGGATAACTCTGGGCCCCAAACTAACTCCATAGTTCCACCTCCAGCGTTACTAGCTAGGATGTCACGTAGCTTGTTAATCGCGGCTTTATTAGGCAGGATCTTGTGGTCTAAACTACCTAGAGTCCATAGGCGGATATTTGATATAGCACCGTCAAGAGCTGACAGGTCTGCAAGTCTCATTTTTTCTAGCATGATAATGTCATCTAGAATAGCGTAGATCATTGGGTTTGCCCATAGCTGCCAATCGTCCTTCTTGTAATAGAAGGCGGAGAGGCGGTCTTTCTCTAATGGTATGTCTCTATCGCCACGCTCGATAGCACGTCTAGCTGCTGGCGGCAGGGTTGTTAGGACTTCTTCTGGTAGTCCTCCCTTTTTGCCCACTTTGTCTCCAGAAAAAGAGTTGGAGATTGTGTAATTTTTCTGACCAACAAACAGGGATAGTCCGCCATCTGTAAGATTGACAGTAGTTGGATTGAAGAAGTTATATCTCCAAGGTATTACATTTTTTGTTATGTTTGGTATTTCTACTTTAATGTCATTAGCTACGCTCTTCATAAAGGTTGATAACTCAGGAGTAACATTTGCATTACTCTTATATATGATTACGTTACCAGTTCTATATAGGTTGTTAAGGAACCTTTCAGATCTTTCTTTACCGTTAACTTTTTTAAACCACTGTTGGAAGAATTTCTCAGCAGTTCTGTCTGGATGAACAAGGCTAATACCCTGACTACCAAAGTCTCCCATCAAATCAACTACATTCCGTATGATTCCAACCTTATCGTAAGCATCCATGCACATCTTGATGATACGCTTCTGGTTACTTGGGATTCTTTCTGAGTCCCTAAACGCATGGTAGTCTCTCTTTGTGAACTCAGGACGTACTGATCTATTGGTCTCAATATTCAAGAAGTTCCTGCTGTAAGCAGAGCTTTTACCTAAGCCAGCATAAGAGTCAATGTTTTCGCTATAATCAGCAAACGCTTTTTGTTTATCGTCATCGTCTGACCAAGTTATCATATCTTCTCTCATTTTACACCTCTAGGATTTCAATTGGAATGTTAGTTGGAATGTTACAGTATTATACACACAAATTAGTAAACGTCTTTCATACTCTCGGTAAACCAGTTAGGCCCTGAGAACATCGTGTCGCTGCCCTTTCGTTTTACACCGTCCATCGTGGCGAACCCTCCATAAAAGTGGTACTCCTGCGGTGTGGGCGCTCTCATTATGCCTCTAGCGGCCATGTTTGCCATGATCAAAGAAGAGTAACGATCTTTTCTGATTTTGCTCTTCCGCCCTGCTCCAACTACTACTTCTGGAGTATCCCACTTGTCACGTCCAGAAGGTGTCTGCGTCATTTGTATCATAGAGAGTTCGTCCTTAAGTTCCTCTATATCGAGAACGCACTCTTCAAGTGTATCATATACTCTGTTTTTCATCCCGTCTTCTGCGGCTGAGATGCCAAGGGAGACAGGATCGAAGAATGGGAATAATAAGGACTTATCTTCAAAGTCTTTTCTTAAACTATGATTTGCCTCTGCTAACCAGTCGTACTTTGCAAACTGACACATCTCTAATATATGTAGTCCTTTTTCATCGTCAGTATCTTTAGCTTTGTTCTCGTCTATTACGGGCCATATCTCTATTTCGTCTTCCTTGATCTTGTCCTTGTCGTGAAGGGATTCCATTACGGCTATACCACCACCTTGCGCATCCATAGCAATATGAACACATGGAAAGAGTCTCATGAGATCCCTGATTTTCTTAGCGCAATATGCGTAGTAATCAGTCTCTGTAGAATAACCCTTTTTCACCTTATCTTTATGTTCTGATCTATTGGTAGTCCAACAATGAACAATCCTTCTGTGATCTGTGCTTAGCTCAATTACTACAATGCTAAAGTTATCAACCTCAGATGCTGGGTCAACCCCGAAAACATACTTTTTGTTAGGGTCTCCCATTAGTATAGCTTCAAAGTGGATCTCGTTACCTTGCGAGTCTTTAAGGGTGTTCTCATTGGAGATAACGCACGACTCAATTAACGATCTCTTAAAAAATCCCTGACTATCTCTAGTGAAGCATGCTCCAAATTCCATTCGATAGATACCTGCGTGAACCGTTGCTTTAGATCGCGCTACCTGTGCGGCATCCATAAAGCCTTCCGGCAATAGCTCGTATGGTATTCTGATTATAGAGTATTGTCTCCAGTCAAAACTCTTTGGAACCTCTTCTCCTCCAAATATTTCTCTTAGTCTATTTTCCCTACCTTGACTCTTGATAATTTGACGCCACTTCTTCCAGTAATCTGCAAAGTGATTGAAGTCATAGTATGCCGTACCTGAAAGAATGATCTGATTATCCTTATTGGCTAAATCTTCTTCCTCTACGTTCTCCGCCATTTTTACTCCCAATTCCTCTGCTCTTTTTTCAGAGGCTAGTCTCTTCACGTTATCAATAGGGTCTGCACTAACAGCGGCGAAACCAGCAACAACGTTCTCAAAGATATCCCTAGGTATAGAAGCAAATTCGTCAGATATAATGTCATTAGCACGTTGACCACGAATCTTCTGTCCGTCACCAAGGGGTAGACAGGTCACGGTGCTGTCGTTAATTCTCATAACACATCTATCGACATCTCTACGCGGCCCACTGG